AATAGTACATGATCTTTCAAAAGCTAATTATTATATAACTAATAGTTTACCTTATATAACTTATTATTTTGAAAATGGTTTACAAGTAGTTGCAACTCTTATAATATCTAATGATAGTTGGAGATCAAAAGAATCTTTAAATAATCTTAATTTAGCATGTATTTTAGCTAATACGCCAGAACTCAAATTTATTTTTCCAGAAAATATTAAATTTAAATCTTCTAATACTGATTTACCTGAAGAAATGATTGAAAGAATAACATTAATGTTAAAATCTTCAGATCAAGAAACATTTAATTTAGGTTGGACTATATTATGGGAATATGATCATAGTTTAAATAGAGATAAATTTTTAGTTATTTTAGCTAATTCTCATCCTATGTCTTATTATAGGAGAAAAAAGTCTAGAATTATAGAACAAAAATTAAAAATATTAAAAACATTTTATCCAAATAAAAACTTTTAAATAAAAAAATATGATAAATACAGAATTAAAACCTTCAGAAGTAGTAGAATTATTAAAATATGTAATTCCTCAAAACATAAAATTAGCAGAAAAAGGACATCATCCAGTTGCTTATAATATAATAGGAGAACCTGGTATTTCTAAATCAGCTGTAGTAGATCAAACAGCTAGAGAATTAAACACTCATCATTATATATCATTAAATCTTTCAATGGCTGAAGTAGGTGATTTAATTGGATTTCCTATAACACAATACAAAGTTTGTAAAAATGAAGAATGTTTGTGGATAGGAGATAAATTATTAAATGATTATATTTTACAAGGTTATCATGCTAATGGAGAAAGTAGAATGAGTTATGCTAAACCTGAATGGTTAGTTGGAAAAGAAGATAAACCTGTAATATTAAATTTAGATGATTTTTCCAGATGCTCTCCTATGATGATGAATGCTTGTATGCAATTAATTGTAGCTCAAGAAACAATTTCTTGGACATTACCAAAAGGTAGTACTGTAATTTGTACTTCTAATCCTGATGATGGGGATGAAAGTTTTTCAGTTACAACAATGGATGAAGCTCAAAAAACTCGCTATATCCCTATAAGAATGAAAGCTAGTGTAGAAGATTGGGCATTAAACTTTGCAGAAAAAGCTGAAATAGGAAGTCCTTTTATAAATTTTCTTTTAAAAAATCCTGAAATAATAGAAGGGTCTAATGTAGATGCTGATGGTAATCATTGTAAAAAAGGAAATTTAAGAATTTGGACTAAATTTTTCCAAGCTTCAGAAGGATTATGTAATAATTTATCTGATAATTGGAAGATAGTCTTTAATTTAGGACAAAATGCTGTTCCTCAAGAACATCTATTAATGTTAAATAAGTTCATAGAAGATAAATTAGACAAATTATCTACTCCAGAACAATTATTAAAGATGAAACCAGAAGATGCTTTAAAAGACTTAAAAACTTGTATTGGTGAAGGTTCTAAGAAAAGAATAGATATTTCTTCCATAATGAGTAGAAGAGTTATGAATTATGTGTTAGTAAACCATAAAAATTTCACTAAAGATATGATAAATAATTATGCTGAAATTATGGAATCTGAATATATGAGTCCTGATCTTGTTTTACTTTCAGTTAAGAAAACTACTAAGTTATTTCCAGAGTTGATCAAGCGAGAAAAATTAATTAAAATATTAACTACTTAATAATAATAATAATAAAAGTGGTATATTTGTAAAAGAGTATACCACTTTTTAAATTTTATAATTATGATAGAAGAAAAATGGGCACAAGAATTTCAATATTTATATTCAGATGATACAGAAATAGTTTGTTTATATTTAAATATAATTTATGAAAAATATGGTAAAGATGTTTTAATAGACTATTTTAAAGCAAAAGAAGATATGGATAGGTTATTTTATGCTTATGGTGATCCTACAACTAATACTTTAATAGCAATATCAACAAATTTTAAACCTACTTTTTATTTTTTATTTGAAAATAATAGATTTATTTCTAGATCTGAACAATTGAAAAATAATAAAAATCTTATAATATGACATTAAAAAAAGCATTAGAAGGGGATGATTTAGATATTATAAATCTTTATTTACAAATAGTATATCAAAATGAAGGTTTAGGAGCTGTTACTAAAGCTTTTGAAGGAACAAAAAAGTATTCATTTTATGAGTTAAATGGTATACTTACTTTATTAAGATGTAATGCTTTTTATGAAAATATGTGGTTAAAAGATCCAACTAAATCCATTTTAATAGAACTTAATAATAATGATGACAATGATTAAAGAATTACAAAATCTATTTAAATTTGTAAAATCTAAAGATAGAGAAATATCAGAATTATATTTAAAATTAGTATTAGATAAGTATAAAATTGATATAGTTGAAGATTATGTTTTTAGATATGAACCTAATATTATAATAACAAACCATTTAATACCTCAAGTAAAATCTATTACTATAAGATTATTTGCTACCCCAAATTATTATTATGAATATGATACGAAGATAAAAGAATTTTTAAATTCTCGTTAAACCCTTTAAAGAAATGAAAAAAGAAGATTACTTAGAAAGTGATGATATAGAAATAGCTACTTTATATGCTAATATTATATATCAAGAAAAAGGGTTAATAAATTTACAAAAACTATTACATGATAAAAATAAATATATAGTGAATGTTGAAAAACTTAATATTACTGGTAAAGTAAAATTAGTTGTAATATGGCAAAATATAGTAAGTAAAATAATAATAGACCAAACTGAAAAACAACTAAAATATACTACTAAAGAATTTAATGATTTAATATTAAAAACAATAATTAAAAATGGAATATAAAAAACAAGAAAAAGAATTACAAAATATAATATTTACTATTATAAATAATTCTAAATTAGTATTTTTTGGATTATTTTTAACTGAAGTTGGTAAGTTTTTTGATAAAAGAATACAAACAGCATGTTTAGCCAAACATCCAAATGCTAAAATACCTGTAATGTTATTTAATCCTGATTTTTGGGATACATTAACTGAAAAACAAAGAATATTCTTAGTTTTACATGAAACAGACCACTTAATTTCTCAGGCTTTCTTATTCTGTAAAGAATTTGGATTAGAACATCCTTTAGATAATATAGCTTTAGATCTTACTATCAATTCTAGATTAGTAAACAATTATCAAAATGAATTAGAATTTATAGAAGGAGGAATGCTACCTAAGATTTTTCCTGAATTAAAGTTAGAAGAAGAAAAAGATAGTCTTTATTATTATAATAAGCTTAAAGAAGCTAAAGACAATAAGCAAAAATCTAAAGAGAAAGGAGAAGATAGTCAAGCAGGTGAACCTGGCAATGGTAATGGTACTTCTGGAGATAAAAACTTAGATGATTTGTTAGATAATCAAGAAAAAATAGATAATCACTCCCAATGGTCAGAGCTTACAGAAGGTATGTCAGACCTAGAAAAAGAAGTTCTTAAAAGAGATATTATGAGTAGATTAGATAAAATATCTGAAGAAGTAACTAAGCAAAATGGTACTATACCAAAACATTTAAAAGGACAACTAAACAAAATAACTAAAATAAAAGAAGTAGTTAATTGGAAATCTTTATTTAGAAAGTTTATTGGTTCTACTATATCTTCTGAAATACTATCAAATAGAAAAAGACCTAGTAAAAGATTTGAAGAAAATCCTTCTACTAAACATAAATTTAAAGTAAGAGGTGTATTTTTATCTGATTAAAAATTGGCATGGTTTTTGTGTTTTATATGTGGAACTATTTCTCATTAAGACTAACAAAAATTAAAAATGATTAAAAAAAAAATATGGACAAAAGAAGAAGAAGAACTTCTTAAAAAATTGATAATTGATAAAAAAACAACTGTTAAACAATTAGAAAGTATTTTTAGCACTTTAAAATCAAACATTTATAGTAAAATAAAAAGATTAAATTTATCTTTTACAGATTATTCTTTATTAAAAAATAAAAATTATCTTATAAAAGATGATATTATAACTGATTATAAAAATGGTTTAAATTGCTATCAAATAGCTAAAAAATACAAGACAACAAACACTTCTGTTGCAAAAATATTAAAATTAAATAATATTAAAATCATACCTTATCATTTAAAAAGTGCTAAAAAATATGATTTTAATGAAAACTATTTTGATTTAATAGACACAAAAGAAAAAGCTTATTGGCTTGGATTAATATATGCTGACGGAAATATATCAAAAAATTCTTTAAGAATATCTTTAAAAATATCAGATATTGATATTTTAAAAAAATTTAAAGATTGTATAGAATACACAGGAGATATAAAAATAAGTCGGAAAAAAGATAACATTATTTATGGTAAAAATTGCAATTTTGAAGATACTGCAACTATAAATATTTACTCAAAGCATATTTTTAATACAATACAAAAGTGGGGAGTTGTTCCTAACAAAACACATTTATTAACTTTTCCAAGTTTTTTAAAAAAAGAATTAATTAAAAGTTTTATGTTAGGATATTTTGATGGAGATGGTGGAGTGAGTTTAACAAAAAGAACAGGTGAAATTAACATTAGTATTATAGGAACGGAAATATTTATTTTAGAATATCAAAACATATTAATAAAAGAGTTAGATTTTAAAAAAACTAAACTATATGAAAGATATCCTGAAAGAAATACAAATACTAGAAATTTTAATTACGGTGGAAATAAACAATTATCAAGATTTATAGAATGGTTATATAAAGATGAACCATTATTTTTGTCCAGAAAATACAATAAATTAATCAACAATGTCAAGAGTCCTGTAAAAAAGTAATTTTTTATAAGTATGTAGTGAATTGACTGGAAACCCCTTAGAGCTTTGTACACTCTCACAAACAGTAATGTTTTGTGTATAGTAAAAGAGACAAAGATTGGGCAATCAGCAGCCAAGTATCCTAATTAAAGGATAAAGGTTCAACGACTATTCCAGTGATGGAAGTACACTCAAGTGAGTGGAAGTGCTACACACCCTTATGAAAGGGTGATGATATAGTCTAATCTTATAGGAAACTATAAGCAGTTTAATAAACGAATATAAATTAACGACTTATATTGAATACAAATGTCAAGTGGTTCAGTTAGTAATCAAGATTTAGAAAGATGTAATGCTGAATTATATAATGTTTGGAAAGCTGGAGGAAATATAGATTATGCTAGTTGGGATGCAGAAGTAGAACCTACTAAAAAATATGATGGTAAATTAGAAATTACAAGAACTAAATGTGGTGGCACAGATTTAAATTGTGCTTTAATAGAGACAAACAACAATTATAGACAAAAAGGTTGGAATTTTGCTATTATAACAACTGATGGATATATACCTGCTATTACTGTAAAAACTAAAATTCCTACTATGATTATTATAACTGAAGGAGGTTCCACAAGTTTTAATAATCCTTATAATTATAAAATAGTTAAAATTAATAAATAATGGAAAGAAGTAACACATTTTATAGAAAAATAGGAAGGAAATATGTAGAAACGATAGATTGTACTAATCTTGGAGAAGGATTATGGTTAATTACAAATAAACCTTCTAGTAAAGAAACAAATAACATACTTTATGCTGTAAAGACTCATGATATACAAAATGTAGGTAAATTTGCTGATTTTTATAATGCACATAAAGATAAATTACAAGATTTAATAAAAGTAGAATATGATAAATTTTTTAATACTGACAAATCATTTAGTATTTCAGACCTGGTAAATTGTATTATTTCAGCTTTAAGTAAAGTAAAAGATTAAAAATATGAAAAAAATAATAATTTTAGATTTCAGTACAACAGAAGTACATGTATTTCCTTATGATGAAAATGTATGGGACAATGCAGAAGATTTTTTTGATAGTGATTATTGTATAGAAAAAGGAATAAAAGAAACAAATTGTCAATACATGGTTGTAGAGGATTTAAATATACAAATACATTAAATATGATAACACTTAATTATGATGATTGGTTTGAAAAGTATAAACCAATTAAAAATACAATAACAAAGAATTCCTCTTATGGTGGGACTATGTTTGAAACTTTTGGAGATGATTTAGATTTTATTAAATCTCAACTTAATAATCAAATTTGGACATTATTATCTGTAGAAGATGAAGAATTTTGGATTATTCCAGGTTTTCATTGGGTTAATAGAATGGGGTGTTTTGTTACAGAAATACCTTGGGAATTAAAAAACATACAAGTAAATGATAATGAAATGTGTACTATTGAAGAAGCTATTGAACATTGTATAGTATTTGCAAGTAAAGAATTTGGTATAGAATTAAATTGGAATGATGTAAATAAACATTTTCAAAAAAACTTAGATATTACATTTAACAATGAAATGACTATAGGTAGAGCTAAATATACTGCAATAGCTTATTATGAAGATAGTTTAAACAAAGAAATGAAAGAATTTGAAGATAAAATACATGATTATTACTCACAATTATGATGACTAAAAAAGATATAGTACAACAAGATATTAAAAAAACTATTATAGCTAATAACTTTAAAGGTATTGTGTTGGCAAGTATGAGGGTAGGAAAATGTAGAGTAATTTTAGAATCTATTAAAAAATTAGATATTGAAAATCCTAAAGTATTAATATTATATCCTTTTGTAGATATAAAAATCTCTTGGGAAGATGAATGTAAAATTTTAAATTATTATCCTAATATTACTTATAGTACATTTATATCTATAGAAAAAGTAAAAGATTTAGATTTTGACATTATAATAGCAGATGAGGCTCACAATCTTGTTGTAGAAACTCAATTACCTATTGTAAATCAATTGGTTAATAAAACTAAACACATTCTTTTAATTTCAGGTACTTATAACACAGAAACCTTAAATACATTAAAATTTAACACAGGATTAGATTTAATAGTTAATTATTCTACAGAACAAGCTATAAAAGATGAATTAATAATTGATTATCAAATATTTATACATCAATATGATTTAGATGCTACTACTATAAAAGAATTTGGTAAAAGTAAGAAATGGAAATCTACTGATTATAGAGAGTTAAAAAGATTAACAAATAAAATAGCTACTTCTCAATTTGAAAAAGAAAAGTTTTTTCATACTTTAAATAGGATGAGATTTATTAATTCTTGTGATTCTTTAGTAAATTGTGTAAATAATTGGATTAAAAACAATCAAGATAAAAGATTTCTTTTGTTTACTGGAGATGAAAATGTAGGAAAAAGATATAATTTACCTATGTTTAATTCTAAATCTAAGGATAATAGTGTGTTAGAAGATTTTCAAAATGAAACTATAAATCAATTATGTCTTATAAGAAAAGGAAGTATAGGTAAAACATATAGAAACCTTAGAATAATTCTTTTAACAGCTATTAATAGTAATGGAGAAAACCTTCAACAGCAAATTGGAAGATCACTTTTAGATGATACTGAAGATGCAGAAATACATATTTTTGTATCTTCAGAACCTTTTCAGCAAAAGTGGTTAATGTCAAGTTTGCAAAACATTCCTAAAAATAAAATAAAATATATAAATGAACAATAAAATAATATTAATAGAAAGTCAACCTTCATTAACTATAAACTATTATCCTGGAAGTATAACATTAGAAGGTAAAGATTTTTACTTTGAAGTAAGAGAAGAAAGTGATGGATTAGGATTTTTTGAAATTGTAGTTGTTTGGGCAGATCAAAAACCTATAAATTCTACAGAAATAGAAAGTGAAATAATAGAAATATTTACAAAAGGAAGATAATGGGAGAAAATAAAGCATATATCAATCTATTACAATCTATAGATTGGACAGATTATACAAAAGCACAAGCAGGTTATGTAGATTTATGTATTGTGTTGAGAATAGAACTAGAAAAGATTAAAGATTCTTTTTTAATGGAAGGTAAACCTAAAGAAGAAAAATTTATAAATACTTTAGAACAAGTAATGTCATTATTATCTTTGTTAGATGAAGAAAAATTAGATAAAGTATTAGCAAATGATATATAAAAAATATACTATAGAAATACCTAACTATATAACCCATATTGAATTATCTAAAGCTAGAAGACCTAAATATTATAAAGTTACAGAAGAAGATAAAATACCTAAGAAACATAAAAAATTAGGTATTACTTATGATAAAAAAGGTATGGCTTTAGATAGTAATGGAGAGAAAATAGTTAAAAATACTAGAGTAGCAGGTACACCTAAATTATGGAAGATTAATTCCCAGGATTTATATTCTGGGAATCTTCATCATCATTCTAGAGCTAAAATAATGGTAGAATTACATAAATACTTTGTAGATGTAGTGACTAAAAATTTACTTAAATCTTTGAAAGACAATAAAATAGAACTAGAAGAAGGACAAAAATTAGCTTTCTACTATACTTTTGAAGGTTCTTTAAGTAAAAATAAAAGTGATTTAGGAAACAAAGCTTATCTTTATGATAAAGCTTTTCAAGATACTATTACTCAAAGAGATCTTTCTAATACTAAACAACAAAATGTACATAAAATACCTATAATACAAGATGATTCTTTAGGTTATGTATATAACATTAACTTCAACTTTATAGAGAAAGAAGAAGAAAAATTAATTATTAATATCTATATTTGTGATAAAGAATTTAATATTACAGATTTAATAGATAAAACATTTAAATTATGAATAAATTAAAAAAATTACTTAAAGAAAACTTTGGAGATTTATGTTATTTAGGAGAAAACGAAACTATAATATACTATAAAGAAGGTATAGATTTAAAGGAACTTTCTAAAGTAATTAAAGGTTATAATGTAGGTATACAATTAAATTTATTATAAGTAAATGGCAAATTATATTATCACAAAAGACCAGAATTTTTTTCAGAAAATAGGAGATTATAATTATTGTAATCTTGAAGATATGATACTACCTGATACTATTGCATATGATAGTGAAACTACTTCATTAAAACCTATATTAGGAAATATATTTGCTACACAAATAGGTACAGGAGAAAATAATTATCTTATACATTGTTATGATAATAATTATGAACCTAAAGATGTAATACCTTATTTAGAGGGTAAAACATTAATAGGTCATAATTTATTATTTGATTTAGGATTTTTATATAAATATGGGTTTTATCCTACCAGTACTAAAGATACTTTTATAGCTTCTAAGTTATTATATAATGGTATTATGGAATATAGACATGATTTTGGTGCTGTATTTTATAGAGAATTAGGTATTATTTATGATAAAACAGAGCAAAAAAATATACATTCTGTTAAATTATCAACTCAAACAAGTATTCAATATTGTTTCAATGATGTAGATAGATTAATAGAATTACATAATTTTTTGGAAAATAAACTTTATCAACAAGGCTATAAAGAAACATATGATTTACATTGTAAACATATTCAAGCTTTAGCTTATATAGAACAATGTGGCGTTCCTTTATCTGAAAAAGCTTGGTTATCTAAAGTAGAAAAAGATAAAGAAGTTAAAAAAGAAAAAGAATTACAAGTTATTGAATATATTTATAATAACTTACCTCAATTTAGAGATAATCAAATAGATATGTTTGATACTTCTAAAAGATTAAAAATATCTATATCTTCAGCTAAACAAATGATTGATGTGTTTAAAGAACTAAAAATTAATATAATTACTTCTGAAGGAAAAGAAAGTATAGGAGAGGATATTATTAATAAATCATCTCATGAATTTGTTAAAATATGGTTAGAATATCAATCTGCTTCTCATGATGTATCTACTTTTGGTCAAAATATATTAGATAAAGTAATACAAGGAAGAATTTACAGCACCTATAATCCTATTTTAGATACTGCTAGGATTTCTACCAGAAGAGGAGATATTAATACACTTAATCTTCCTGCTAATCAAAGAACTAGAGAATGTATAGAAGCTAAAGAAGGTTTTCAAATGATTGTATCTGATTATGCTGGACAAGAAAATATAGTAGGTGCTGACATATCTGGAGATGAAATGATGATAGCTTCTGTAGTACAAGATTTAGATTTACATTGTGCTTTTGCTAGAGTATTATATCCTGAAGAATTACAAGATTTAAGTGATGAAGAGATTATTAAAGACCATAAATCTAAAAGAAACTCAGCTAAAGCTCCAAGATTTTTATTTGCTTATGGTGGTAATGCATTTACTTTACATCAAAATGAAGGCATTCCTATAGAAAGAGCACAACAAATAGAAAATTCTTTTAAAGAATTACATTCAGGTTTATATGAAACAGGTAATAAAAAATTACAAGAAGCTACTAAATTAGGATATATTGAATCTGCTTTAGGATTTAAATTACATTTACCTTATTATAAAGAATATAAAGAATTAGAAACTAAAATACAAGCTATTACTAAAGATAATTGGGATTTATATAAAATAGGTAAAAAAGAGTATAAAGCTCAATTTAAAGCTAAAGAGGATAAAAAAGAATATACTATTTTAAATCAAATAGCTTATAATTATTATTATAATAATAAAAGTAAAATATCTAAATTTTTTAAACTAAAATCTCAATATATGAGATTATGTTTAAATAATCCTGTACAAGCTACTTCTGCTCATCAAACCAAACAAGCTACTATAGCTTTATTTAATTTTATTAAAAAAAATAATCATATAGGTAAAGCTAAAATAGTATTAGTAGTTCATGATGAAATAGTTATGGAAGTAGAAGATAATTTAACAGAATTATATAAACAAAAATTAGGAGAAATTATGGTTACAGAGGGTAATAAATTTATTAAAAACCCTATATTAACCATAAAAGCAGATGCAAATGTTGGTAAAAACTGGTATTTAGCTAAATAGATAAAAACAAACAAATATAATTATGGCAAAAATAGAAATGGATATATCAGAATATGATATAATGAGAGAAAATAAGACATTGTTAGAGAAGTCTTTAGAAAATGAAAGATTGTTACAGAAAGATATTGAAAAACTACAAGAAGAAAAAATAAAAGCATTAGAAGATGCTAAAATGAAAGTAGTTAAAATTACAAAAACTGAAAAAAGAGAAGTTTTATATAATCATTGTGATGAATATAGTGCTTATCAAAAATTATGTACTTTTTTAGGTTTAAATGTGAAAGATAATACACATTTTTTAAGAAGTAGAGTACATTATCAAGATTTAATAGAGACTTTTTTTGTTAAAAATGAATATTTTACTCCTACTACAGAAGAAATAACTTTACATGGTTTAGATGAAATTAAAGTTGAAATTAGAGAAAATCTTAGGAAGGAATTGAATAAAGAAATTCAAAACAAATTAGACAAAGCAGAAAAAACTCTATTAGAACATACTAAACTATTAGAATCTAATCAAAAATTAATGTCTGATAATGCTGATTTATTTAAATATAATGAAAGTTTGTTAAAAGAAAGACAAAAATTACAATCTCAATTAGAAATTCAAAAAGAAACTATAACTAAAGAATTGACAGAATCTATTACTAAAGAAGAGTATAAAAAAGTAGAAAAAGAAATAACTGAAGGTCAAATAGCTATTAAAATAGTTAGTAAGATAAAAGAGATATTAGGGGATGGTTATAGATTATTTAATAAATCTGATTTATTAGATAAAATTATAAATTTAACAAAATAAAATTTTTATATTCACTATATTATATTATATTTACACATTATTAAACAAAAAAAAATTAAATTAAAAAAGTATGAATTTACCACAAAGAGAACAGACAAACACAGAAAAGAAATTATATGTAGGGTATGGAGAATCTACATTAGTAGGAATTAATCCTACAAAAGAAGAACTTATGACATTATTAGGCATAGATAATGAAGAAACTATTGCTAAATTTAAAGATCCTGAATATACAGGAGAAACTACAGAAGGAGATAAATACTTCAGATTAGCTTTTTATGTTAGAAATACAAGAACAGAACAAATAGATCAATTGAGTTTTCAAGTAACAGACAAAGAAAGAGTATCTAAAGAAGGTAAACCAGAATGGGTTAATCAATTGGGAGCTAATCAATGGGCTATAACAGAAGATGAATTATGGGATAATTTTAAATCTTTTAGTAAAGTATTAAGTTGGAAAAATGTAGATGGTAGTGTTACAGAAAAATATAATGCTGGAGCTAAACCAGAAAAAGTAGATAATTTAGGAGATAAAGTATTTAGAAAAGCTTTAGAAGGAGAAGTTGCTGTATATAGCTTTATGATTAATATGTTTAATTTAGATATATATAGTCAAGATTTAAATCTTTTATTAGATATACCTACTATGCTAAAAGGAAACTTTAAATCACTAAGAAAGACTCTAATGGACATCAGATTTGATGTTAGTGGAAATGAAAAAACTGTAGTATGTTCTTATGGAGTTAAGTTGAAAGATGATGGAACTCCTGTACAAACTGTTTATAACAGAGCATTTTTACCTGGATATATGTTTAAAAATGTAAAAGCTTATAATCTAGACCCTACTAAATTAGCTTCTTTAGTACAAGTTAAAGAAGCTAAATCTAGAAAAATTACTCCAGTAGAAACATTTTTAATAGACACTATGGATGAAATAAATGGATTTAGAAAAAGTAGCTATTTCTTACCACAGGAAATAGATATTTATGACTCTTCAAAAAACTTTTTAGCTTCTGGAGCAGTTGTAGCTAGTAGTACAAGTGATGATTATTAGTAAATAAATTATATTAAGTCTTAGACCCTCTTATATAATTTAAAAAGTATAAGAGGGTTTTTTAATAATTATAATTAAAAAAAAACAAAACTATGTACAACTTAGAAACTTTATTAAAAATAAAAGAACTAGGTTTATCTGTAAGGTATTATCTTCTATTAAAATTAGTAGAAGATAATGCTCTTTTTAACTTTAGAGAAGAATATTTAGATATTATAGTAGGTATGAAAACTGAAGGTTTTCTAACAAATACTGAAGAATTAACTACTAAAGGTTATGAAATTTTAAAGGAAATAGAAGGTAAAAATGATACAAAAGGTATTAATTATCCTCTTTTACATAAAAAACTTCAAGATGAATTGTTTAAACTTACAGGAGAAAGACAATATAGAGTAGATGGTAAATATTCTTTTTTTCCAAATTTAAAAGATTTCACAGATAAACTTAAAAAAGTAGTTCTAAAATATAAACTAAAAGACTACAATAAAATAGAAACTATACTCTTAAATCACATAAGAAAAGCTGTAAAAGCTAATTTTAAATATATTCCTCTCTTAGGATACTATATAAGTAAAGATAGTAAGAGTATGTTAGTAGATGATTATGAGAATTATGATGGAAAAGAAAATACAACTATTCAAGCTAATCACAATACAAGTACACCAATAAACACATTTGATATATAATGATAGATTATTTTGATGATTTAGAGAAAGAAATAACAGAAGGATTAAATAAAGAACTTATTTCAATGGGTTTTGATAGATTAAATTATCATATAGGGTTAAGAAAAGCTACTTATTACCTAATAGGAGGTTTTACAGGTTCAGGAAAAACTACATTTTTAGATGATGCTTTTGTATTAAATCCTTATGAGTTTGTTTTATCTCCTAAAAATACTAAAGGATTGAAGTTAAAAATCTTCTATTTTTCTATGGAAAGAAGAAAAAACTACAAAATAGCTAAATGGATAAGTAGAAAAATATTTACTGATACAGGTCAAATTATATCTGTAAATAAGATTTTAGGTTGGGTTTCTAAAGAAAATAAATTAACTGCTGAAGAACTAGAAATAGTAAAATCTTACAAAGATTATATAAATACTATGTTAAATAATGTAGTTACTATTATAGAAAATCCTCAAAATCCTATGGGTATTAAAAAAACTATAGATGCTTATGCTGAAGCTAATGGTAAAAAAGTAAAAATAGATGAACATAATTATAAATATATCCCTAATGACCCTAATGAGCATGTTATAGTAATTTATGACCATATTGGTTTACAAAAGAAAGAAACCAGAAGTTATCCTAATGGAGATAAAGTTAGATTATCCTCTAAAAAAGAAATTATAGATCAATCTTCAGAAGATGCTAGAAAATTTAGAGATGTTTATGGTTATACTATAGTAAAAATATCTCAATTTAACAGAGATATATCTAACCCTATAAGATTAAAAAATGGAGATGTAGAACCTATGTTAGAGGACTTTAAAGATTCTGCATCAACACAAGAAGATAGTGAGGTATGTATAGCTTTATTTGATCCAATGAGATATAAAATACCTGACCCTATTGGTTATAATTTAGAAAAATTAAGAAACTCTTATGGTAATAAAATGTATAGAAGTATTAAAATATTAAAGAATAGTTATGGCTCAGATGATGTCAGAATTGGACTTGCCTTTAATCCAGTAGTGGGAATCTTCAAAGAAATGCCTAAAGTTCAAGATACTACTGAAGAAACTTATAAATCTATTATAGATAATACTTACTTTACACAAAGAAAATTAACACCTTTAAAAGAATTAAAACTATAATGCAATTAGAACTTAAATATCAAAAGACTAAAACTCTTAATATTAAAGAGAATGGTAGGTCATCTGACTGGGTAACCCCCAATTTTATTATGGGATGCAATGCTGGATGTTCTAATAGTTATTGTTATACTAGAAGATTTGGAAGAAAATATATTTATATTAATACTAATGTAGATGAAATATTAGAATCAATAAGACAACATTCTTTAAAATTAGGTACTAAAATCCCTAATCAAACAGATTTAAAGTATTGGACTTTTGATGTGGGATGTGATGTAGATCTTAATTATCATTGGAAAGATTATAATTGGGATAAAGTATTAAAGTTTTTTACAGAAACTCCTAATATTAAAGCTACTTTTGCTACTAAATTTGTTAATAATCAATTACTACCTTATGGTAATGAAAAACTAAGAATTAGATATAGTTTAATGCCTCAACATATGTCTGATATTTTAGAACCTAAAACTTTTAAAATAGAGAAAAGGATTGAAGCTATTAATAAATTTATAGAGCATGGTTGGGATGTACATATTAATTTTAGTCCTATTGTATATACTAATACTTGGAAAAAAGATTATGAAGAATTATTTAAACTAATAGATCAGAAAGTATTATATAAAGATAAAGTAGCTTGTGAAGTTATATTTTTAACTCATAATCAAAACTTACATAATATTAATTTAGAACAAAATGCTATAGAAATAGAAAACCTACTTTGGAAACCAGAAATACAAGAAACTAAAATATCTCAATATGGAGGAGAAAATATTAGGTATCAATGGGAGTTTAAAAATCAATTAATTAATGAATTTAAAGAATTACATAATAATATCATACCTTGGTGTAATATTAGGTATATTTTTTAAAATAAAAACATAAAAACTATTATGATACAAACAACAGATCAATTATTTAACTATTATAAAGAACATGTTGCTTTAACAGAAGGACATTACGCTTATTTAATAGATAAAGAAGATTTTAAAGAAGCATTAAAAAAATTTGCTACTTTACATGTTGAAAAAGCATTAGAACAAGCATTT